TTGGGTACTTCATCAGGTTGGCAAGTAACATCAGGCCAAAAAAACACCATCCTTGGACGTTACAACGGCAACCAAGGCGGCCTAGACATCCGCACCTCAAGCAACAACATCGTGCTGTCGGATGGGGATGGTAATGTTAGACTGCATATTGGTTCCACTGGTGCATCGGCCATGGGTGGTGCTACTTACGACAGTACAAAAACGCTTAAACTTCAGAACGTAGATCAAAACAACGCCGCAAGTTATGCTATTCACGCTATTGGTAGACAAACTGGAACTAATGGTCGTGTTATGATTTGGAATTTGGAAAACACCTCCAATAGCGGTGCTTATTTTGTTTACGCAGAAAACGAAGCTGCAAACGTGTTTAATATTCGAGGAACTGGTAATGTTCAAAACCTAAACAACTCTTATGGTTCAACATCTGACGTTAAGCTAAAAGAAAACATACAAGATGCTTCATCACAATGGGATGACATCAAGGCACTTCAAGTTAGAAAATATAGTTTTATATCTGAGGGTCTGGATGCACCGAACCAGCTAGGGGTTATTGCACAAGAACTTGAGTCATCAGGAATGTCTGGCTTAGTAGAAAGCAACGCAGACATAAACCCACATACAGGTGAAGACCTTGGAACCACAACCAAAAACGTGAAATACTCTATTCTCTACATGAAAGCAGTCAAAGCATTGCAAGAAGCTATGACTAGAATTGAAACCCTTGAAACTAAAGTTGCAACCCTAGAAGGATAAAACAATGGATGAATTAACAGCAGAACAAATCGCACAGAACTACTCAGCTATGGGTGACTCAGTTGCACTTATCAATGACGTTATTGCTGGTAATGCTATGGCAGATGATGATGTGGCTGACAGACAAGACTGTGTGGATCGTAATACTCAGCACCTAGAACTAATGGTTGCTAAAGATTACTGGACAGACGAAAGTATGACTGCGGTAAACGCCGCTATCACAGCAGGCAATGGTTACACGGCTGAATAGATGATCTTCGGTATATCACCTTTTTCAACTAGCCCTTTCTCTACTACGGCAGAGACACGCTTTGTAATACAGAGTGTTTCAGCTACAAGTACTGCAGGAAGTGTTACTGTTGTAGGTGAAGCCAATTTAGGCTTGACAGGTGTTACAGCTACTGGTAGCATCGGCTTAACAGTCGTCACTGCCAAGAGTGTTACACTTAGTGACTCTGTAACTGCTACAGGCTCTATAGGGACAACAATAGTAGCTGCAAACGCTAATGTAGTACCTTCAGGGGTTGACTCTCAAGGCAATATCGGTACAACTACAGTATTGGCAGATGCTAATACAAGCATCACTAGCCCAGCGCTTACAGGCACTGTAGGAACAGGCTCTAACATACAAGCTAAGGCTGTTGTTTTACCTGTAGGAGTAGCCGCTAATACTAATGCTGGTATACTTACAACTAAAACGTCTAACGTCTTTGAGATAACAGGTGTACCGCTAAACGTATTTGCTGGTAACTTTACAGTAACAACTGTACAGTTTGACTATGAAAGTCTTAAAGCAAGCTTCGACAGAAACCGTGTTGTGTTTATAGCCCCAACCAATCAAGGCTACAGCATTAACATTCCAGCAGACCCCAATAACAGAACAGTACTAATTGAAGCAATGGACACAGATAGAGTTGTACGTATTGCAGCATAAGGATTACAATAATGTCATACAAATGGCCTGATAAAGATAAAGATGAAATACTAGACTACAGCATAGATTGGTCACGCTTCTTAGGTGATGATACTATATCAGGTGTTACATGGTTTATAGATGATTCTGACGGTACTAAGACCCTGATAGATGCAGGTGAAGTTGTTAATAATCTACAGATGGTACAAAAGACTAATACACTCACCGTAGCAACAATACGTTTATCTCTTGGCACTAATAACGTTAGATACAGAGTTACATGTAAGATCACTACAGTAGAAGGCTTACAATATGAGCGTTCAGTATTTGTACGTGTTAAGGAGAAATAAGAATGGCCTATGACTTTATCGGGTTAGTTAATGATGTTAACAGAAGGCTTAACGAAGTAGAACTAACTACAGCTAACTTTGCTACAGCACAGGGTTACTACAACCTTACTAAGGATGCTGTTAATGCTTCTATAAGACACATACACCAAGAAGAGTTTGAGTGGCCTTGGAATCATGCAGAAGAGACAGAGATCTTAACTGCAGGTGAAGTACGCTACAGTATGCCTTACGACAGTAAGACTGTTAATATGAATAGCTTTAGGTTAAAACGTGATGATACTCTTAACGTAGATACTAAACGTCTTAAAGTGTTGAATTACGAAGAATATCTTGACAAACATGCAGACATAGAGTATAACTCTAGCTCAGATGTAAGAGGTGTACCACAGTATGTTGTACGTGCGCCAAGTAGAGAATTACTGTTTGTACCATCCCCAGACAAAGCATATGAAGTAGTATATGAATATTACACTAATGGTGTTGATATGGATAAGGCATCAGACGTTGCTTCTATACCAGAACCATACAGACATATCGTTGTAGATGGTGCTATGTATTATGCTTATGTATTCAGGGGTGACACTCAGTCTGCACAATTATCACAAGGCAAGTTTAAAGAGGGTATCAAGAGTATGAGATCCTTAAACATTAACCGTACAGAATACCTAAGAGATAGACGAGTTCATTACTGATGGCTACTAATTGGCAGACATTTCCTATTGAGTTTAAGGGTGGCCTCATCTCTAATCTCAGCCCTCTACAACAGGGTGCTAATGCTGTTGGTTCTGCTACTATACTGCAGAACTTTGAGCCAGCTAGGTCTGGTGGTTACAGTAAAGTATTAGGCTATACAAAAGCAACAAACAACATTGTACCAGGAACGGGTCGTGTACTTGGTGTTAAAGTAGCTAACATTGGAGAGTATATAGCGGCTAGAAGTGATGGAGATTCTACACCTAAAACTGAATACCACAGATCTTCTGGTGGTACTTGGTCTTCACTAGGTAAGGCAGCACTGTTAGGTGGTAAGATACGTAGTACTGAGTACAACTTTGGTGCAGGTGACTTCATTATAATGGTAGACGGTTCTAACTACCCAGCGCTGTTTAATGATACAGCTAATAGTCTATCGTTTATCTCTTCTCTGTCAGACTTACAGGGTGTAGAACAGGTAGCAGTGTTTAAGACTACAGTGTTCTTCTCTAAGGGTTCTAACTTATACTTCTCAGCACCTTCAGATTCAGGTGACTTTAGTGCCGCTAATGGTGGTGGTGTTATAAACGTAAGCCATGACATTACTGGCCTTATTGCTTTCCGTGATCAGCTTATCATCTTTAGTAGAAACAACATACAACGCTTATCTGGTACAACTCTAGCTGACTTCCAGTTAAACCCTATCACAGAAGGCATTGGTTGTTTAGACCCTGATACGATACAAGAGGTTGGTGGTGACATTATGTATATGTCTCCTGATGGTATTAGACTCTTAGGTGCTACAGACAGAATTGGTGACTTCTCACTTGAAGTTGCTTCTGACCCTATAGCTGATGATGTTTATAAGTTTGCTCAGAGTACATCTAACTTCTGCTCTATTGTTATACGTGAGAAAGCTCAGTACCGCATCTTTGGCTATACACAGTCAGAACAAAAGAAAGTTGCTCGTGGGTTACTCGTAACTAAGTTCTCTAACCAAGGTGCATCTAACTTAGCATGGGGTGAGACATCAGGTATAAAAGCATTTGTAGCAGACTCTAAATATACAGAGTATTCAGAGACTATTATATTTGCTAATGAAGATGGCTACGTATACAGAATGGAAACAGGTTATGCTTTTGATGGTGATCCTATTGAAGCTATTTACGAATCACCTTATATGCCTATATCAGATCCACAGATACGTAAGACTTTTTATAAGCTAACTACATACATTGATCCTAAAGGCTCTTTCAATATAGATTTAGCACTTAAGTATGACTTCACTCGATCTAACAACCAAAACCTAATACAGCCAGCAGCTACTACTATAATAAGTTCAGGTGTTGTTGCTTCTATCTACGGAGCAGTTACAGCCTTGTATGGTACAGCCGTATTTGGTGGAGAACTAGATAAGGTTTATCAGAATCAGATTATTGGATCAGGTAAGACTATATCAATACGTATAGAAGACAATACAACTAACCCAGCATTTACTCTAGATACAGCACTTCTTGAGTTTACACAGAACGATAGACAATAAAGGACAACTCTTATGGCAGGTTATACACGCCAAGATACGGCTAACAACATCGCTAACGGTAGCGTTATTGACGCAGACGACTTAGACGGAGAGTTTAACGCTGTAGAAAGCGCATTTAACGCATCCTCTGGTCACTCTCATGACGGTTCATCAGGCCAAGGCGCACCTGTAACCAAGGTAGGTCCAGGTCAGGACATCATTGTAGGTACATCTACACTCTTACCTAAAGCTAATAACATTATTGATTTAGGATCTAGTGCAGCTCAATTCAAGGATGGGTACTTCGATGGTACTCTGTATACAGATACAGCTAATATTGGTGTGAATGGTTACACTACTATCATAGACAATTCTTACACTGTAGCTACAGGAGACTTAACCCTAGATGTAGCAGGTGATATTACACTAGATGCTGACGGTGGAGATGTATTACTTAAAGATGGTGGTGTTAGCTTTGGTAAACTAACTAACAACTCTAACCAGTTGTCTATCTTCTCAGGTTCTGTAGAAACTTTACGCTTAAATGGTACAGCTACTTCAGCGCTGGGTACACTAGCAGTGACAGGTAATACTACAGTAGGTGGTACTCTTGCTATAACAGGCAACACAACTTTAGCTACAGCTAACCTTACACTTAACTCTGGTAACATTATTGTAGGTGGTACTGTGTCGTCCACAGGAGGCTTTACAGGCGCTCTAACAGGTAACGTAACAGGTACAGTATCAAGTGTAGCTAACCACGACACAGGCGACATTACAGAGGGTTCTAACCTATATCATACAACGGCTAGAGCAAGAGCAGCTATCTCAGCTACAGGTAGTTTAGGCTATAACAGTACTACTGGTGTTATAAGCTTTACTCAGGGTAACACAGATACTGTAGCTGAAGGCTCATCTAATCTGTATCACACTACAGCTAGAGCTAGGGGTGCAATATCTGCTTCTGGTAATCTTAGCTACAATAGCTCTACAGGTGTTATCTCTTTAGCTACAAACCAAGACGTAACATTTGATGATGTTATTGTAGGGGGTAACTTAACTGTAAATGGTACGACTACTACAGTAAACTCTAACACTGTAAACATTGGTGATAACATTATCACACTTAACTCTGATGAGACAGGTACACCAAGCCAGGATGCAGGTATCACTATTGAGCGTGGTACATCTACTAACAAGTCTTTAGTCTGGACAGAATCAACAGACAAGTGGGGCGTAGGAAGTGAAACATTCGTAGCAGGTACATTTGAGGGTAACTTAACGGGTAATTCTTCTACAGCTACAGCGTTAGCTACTGCTCGTACTATAGCCTTAACAGGAGATGTGACAGGTTCTGTTTCTTTTAATGGTACAAGCAATGCTACTATAACAGCTACGATTGCAGATGATAGCCACAACCATACTATTGCTAACGTAGATGGATTACAAACAGAGATAGACACTAAGGCTGAACTAGCAGGTTCTGGATCTCAGGCCTTCTCTGCTTCTACTCTTAATGCTACAACTGTAGATCTAGGCAACTGGACAATAACTGAGAGTGGTGGCGTATTGTATTTCGCTACTAGCGGTACAAACAAAATGAAGCTAGACGCTTCAGGTAATTTAACTGTAACAGGTAATGTAACAGGGTATGGAACTGTCTAATGGCAATACAAGCAAGTGGTGCAATAACACTACAAGACATACAGGATGAGTTTGGTGGTTCACACCCTATCTCTCTTAGTGAATACTACGGGTCAGATACTGTACCTGCATCAGGAGAAATATCTCTATCTGACTTCTATGGCACACAGAATGCGTTCTCTTTTAATGTTACAACAGGTATAGATGGTGCTTCTACTTTAAGTACTCTAGCGACAGCTGCAGGATGGGATGGGACAGTACCTATCGTAATGACTATAAATTCTGGCGTACATATTCGCTCTATGTCGTCGTCTACACCTTCGTTAACAATGGATGTGGCTAACTCCGTACTTATAAACAATGGTGCTATCTTTGGACGTGGTGGCAATAGTAATTCTGGTGCAGGTGGACACGCTATTAGTATAACTGCATCTGGTACTACAGTAACTAACAACTCTGGTGCATTCATCGCAGGTGGCGGTGGTGGCGGTGGCGGTGCTGGAGGCGGTGGGGGTGCAGGTCAAAGCCCTTATAATCAAGCCTCAAGTAATGGTTCAACAACAGGGAGTTTTAGTACCCCTGGGGGTAGTACAGTAAATGTTTATTGGTCAGGATGTTCAATAACTGGCACTGTTATAGGCGGCACAGGAGGTGATCAAGGTGGCGGCGGTGTTACTCCTGCTACTACGTATATAAGCGGAGGTTGTAGTAGTCCATCTTATTTTCACAATCCACCTGGCGTGTATGCAGGTGAACGCCAACAGAATAGTAGTGCTAACGTTGCTAACAACCCAGCACTAGGTGGTTCTGTTCTAAGCGCAACATCAAACACAGATGGCGCAGGTTCTAACGGTGGTGGCGGTTGGGGTCGCTCTGGTGAAAACGGTGGTGGTGCTGGTGGTGATGCTATTAATGCAAGTCTATCATATACTTACACAAATAATGGACACGTCTACGGAAGCGTATAGGGATACAAAATGAATAATATAACGTTGACCCCAGAAGAGCTAGAGATTATACTAGACAGATCAGCTAAGCGTGGCGCTAAGTTAGTTCTACGTGAGTTAGGACTACATGATGAGTCTGCTGCTGAAGATATACGTGAGGTACGCAACCTATTAACAACGTGGAGACAAACACGTTTAAGTATATGGAACACATTCGTTAAAATAACAACCATTGCTATATTCAGCTTTGTGGCGGCTGCAGTTTGGATGAAGT